TTGCTCAACAGGCAGTCGCGTCACCCCTATCAGATCTCATGCGGAGGACGGCGCGCGTGTTTAGGGTGGAGCTGCTCTCTCATGGAAACCAGAAAAAACAAGATAGAATTCTTTGGTCGTTGCAGGGGCGGTTTGAAAATAAAGCGATACGAATTAAGCATTCCGATTGGAACACAGCATTAGTGGACGAGGCGTCAGCCTTCCCGAGTCAGCTAGTACACGATGACTTACTGGATGCTTTAGCGTACATCGACCAGATGGCTATCGTTCCGTACCACATGGACGTAGACATAGACGACGGATATGAAATGATGGATGCCATAGCAGGCTATTGACTTTATGTCAAGCATTGTGGTATAATAGACTATACAAACATTGGAGTACGGCATGTCAGACATCTTTGGCGAAAACGATGGTCTTGGCCATGAACTCACGTTGCAAGACTGGGTGATCGGTAAGTGTAACGAATGGGGTGAGTATTACGAAGCCAACTACTCAGACCGTCACGACGAGTACATGCGCTTATACCGCAACAAGTGGTCGTCTGGTGACAAGACTCGGGACTCTGAGCGATCTAAGCTGATTGCTCCTGCGCTCGCACAGGCTGTTGAATCTAACGTAGCTGAAGTAGAAGAAGCCACCTTTGGCCGTGGTAAGCTGTTCGGTATCAAAGATGATATGAACGACCAAGAAACGGCTGACATGACCTACCTGTCTAAGAAGCTACACGAAGACTTCGCACTGGCGCGTGTACGTTCCTGTGTAGCCGAAGTACTTGTCAATGCTGCTGTCTATGGCACAGGCGTCGGTGAGATCATCATCGAAGAACACAAGACATACACTCCCGGCAGCCGCCCTCTTATGGAAGGGGATATGCAGGAGATTGGCGTAACAGAGACCTACCGTCCCCTCGTCAAGATCAACCCTATTCAACCTAAGAACTTCCTGATTGACCCGTCTGCCACTGGTATTGATGATGCACTGGGTTGTGCTATTGATGAGTTCGTCAGTGAGCATATCGTACAGGAGCTACAGGAGTCTGGCGTATACAGCGACGAAGAGCATGTCTCTGGTGCTGCCTCCGATGAGTCTATCGAAGCTGACCCTGAAGTATCTAATAGCGCACAGGGGCGCGTCCGCCTCACTAAGTACTACGGCAAAGTCCCCCGTGACCTGCTAATTGCATCTGGTGTAGATGAAGAGGACATCCCTAACGCTGGCCACTACGTTGAGTCTATCGTTGTTATTGCTAACGAAGGTGTGCTGCTGAAAGCCATCCCGTCCCCCTACATGTGCCAAGACCGCCCTATCGTGGCGTTCCAGTGGGACATCGTACCGTCTATCTTCTGGGGTCGTGGTGTCTGTGAGAAAGGCTACATGAGCCAGAAGGCGCTCGATGCAGAGCTACGCGCACGTATTGATGCACTGGCCCTAACGACCCACCCAATGCTCGCAGTGGACGCTACACGCATCCCTCGTGGACACAAGCTAGAGGTACGCCCCGGTCGTATGATTATGACTAATGGCTCACCTTCTGACTCAATCATGCCGTTTAACTTCGGTCAGCTCAATGCAGTTACCTTCCAACAGGGTGCAGCACTACAGGCAATGGTAGCACAAGCTACTGGTGCTTCTGATGGCGCACAGGGGATGCCTAACGACGCTACTGCTGCTGGTATGTCTATGTCGCAAGGGGCGCTCATTAAGCGTCAGAAGCGTACGTTGGTGAACTTCCAAGAGAACTTCTTGATCCCGTTTATCCGTAAAGCTGCATATCGCTACATGCAGTTTGACCCTGAGAACTACCCAATCAAAGACTACACGTTCACTCCCTATAGCTCACTGGGTGCAATGGCTCGTGAGTACGAAGTTAATCAGTTGTCTCAGATTCTACAGATGGTTCCACCAGATAGCCCAGCACACAGCGCCATCGTCAAAGCTGTCATCGACCACTTGAATGTAGCAAACCGTGAAGAAATCATGGAAGCAATCGATGCGGCTGCTCAACCTAACCCTGAAGCACAGCAGCAGGCACAGCAAGCACAGCAGATGCAGATGGCTATCACACAGGGTCAAGTACAGCTATTGAACTCACAGGCAGCAGAGAGCCAGTCACGCGCTACTAAGTACAACACTGAGTCACAGTTAATGCCCACCGAGATGACGCTGAAGTATAGCGACACTGACAAGGACGGGCAGATCGATGCTGACTTCGAGAAGCGTGTACGTATGGCTGAGCTGCTGTTGAAAGAACAAGAGATTAAAGCCAAGGCTGCATCCGCTCAAGACCCACGGGCAGGAGCAGAAGCGCAGCTAATGCAGGCGATGGCACAACGTCAAGGCCAGCAAGCACCACAGGCTCCACAGGCTCCACAGGGCGGTATGCCGCGTGGCTGATCTAGTAACGCTCACGCTGCTGTCTGACCTACAAGACCAGATCAACAGTGTTCAGAAGCTCCCCGGCCCCCACGGTATTCAAGGGTTGCCGGGTCGCGACGGTACCCCCGGTTCTAAAGGGGAAGAGGGTGCACAAGGGCCGCAGGGTGTACAGGGCGTAGAGGGCGCTACAGGCCCGGCTGGGGCAGACGGTGTAGACGGTGAGCAAGGCGTAGGCGTTCAGAGCGTCGAGATGGCCGCTGATGGCGATTTAGTCTTTACCTTTACCGATGGTAACGAACACGCAGTAGAGCTTCCTATGCCGTCTGTAGAGGCTCCTAGCGGACAAGTACATGTTATTAACGCAGGCGGCGGCAATGGAGGCGGAGGAGTTACAGGCTTGGCAGGAGCTACAGGCCCAGCAGGAGCTGACGGAGCTGACGGAGCTACAGGCCCAGCAGGAGCTGACGGAGCTACAGGCCCAGCAGGAGCTGACGGAGCTGACGGAGCTGATGGAGCTACAGGCCCAGCAGGAGCTGACGGAGCTGACGGAGCTGATGGAGCGCAAGGCATTCAGGGCATTCAAGGTGCTACGGGTGATGCTGGCGCAACTGGAGCGGCAGGCGCTCAAGGCATTCAAGGGCCAACAGGCCCAGCGGGAGCTGATGGCACTAACGGCACTAATGGTTCGACTGGCCCCGCAGGAGCTGACGGAGCTACTGGCCCCGCCGGAGCTGACGGAGCTGACGGAGCTGACGGAGCTGACGGAGCTACTGGCCCAGCAGGAGCTGAGGGCGCTACAGGGCCGCAGGGCATACAAGGCCCAGCCGGAGCTGACGGATCAAGCGGCGGAATATCTGAAATACTAAAAACCTTTATGACGGCTAACGCTACAATAAACGCTTCAACATCGTTTGCAGTGTTCAGCGTCTTAAATACAACCCCAGCAATAAATCTGGGTGGCTTTAGTGTTGCGTCAAATGGGGTGACAGTCCCTACGACTGGATATTACCAATGCACAATCAACGCGCATTATCAGGCAGCAGTGCAGCGATCAAATGTCCCCGCAAAGTTTTCTATTAACGGGACTTTGCAGCCAGAGATAAGCGCCAGCAGCTACATAAGAAACGCAAACGGCCATCAAGAATCATCCGTTGGCTTTACTACCATATACAGCTTGTCAGCCAATGACGTTATAGGCGTTGCTTTTCGTCGTGAGGCTAACGCAGGCACTGTTAACCTTCAGACTGATAGCTTTATCACGCTAGTGCGAATTGCTTAATGTCAGAACTATTGTAACTAAACACACTAAGGAGATGTAGCATGCCAAAAGTAGGATCTAAAGAATACCCATACACTAAAGCAGGCAAAGCTGCGGCAGCTACAGCCAAAGCCAAAGCCAAAATGAAAGCTAAGCCTAAAGTTAAAGGAAAGACTAAGCGTGGCTACTAAAAAACCAGCCAAAGGTAAGGCCAAGGTTAAGATAACATCTAGCGGTAAGAAGGTGAGCTATGGTCAGGCAGGTAAGGCTAAGGACGGCGGATCACGAGTGAAGCCGGGAACTAGCAAAGGCGATAGCTATTGCGCTCGCTCTGCTGGAATCAAGAAAGGGTTGTCCAAAGACAAGGCTAATGATCCTAACACACCGAACAACCTATCCCGTAAGCGGTGGAAATGTAAGGGAAGTAAGAGCAGCAAGTAGTTGACGATAGGGGGCTACATGTGCTATAATAGTGTATGATAACAATCCTTCAATGCCGGGCCTCATAAGGAGACAACCCATGATAGACGAGCGTAAGTTCGAAGAGTTAGTAACTAACACTACACAGTACTTGACAGCCATCTTAGAACGCCTATCGGTGCTAGAGCAGCAAGTAGAAAAGCTAAAGACACCCCCAACTAAGAAGGGAAAGAAAGATGGACAATAAGTTTGCTGAAAACGCACGCAGTATGTTTATTACTGACGGGTGGAAGACGTTTGTTTCTGACATCGAAGCTAACATCCTCGGTATGCGTATCGAGAACATTGAAGATGAGAAGGCATTCTGGATTGCCAAGGGTCAGCTAGCTGTCCTGC